CAAACGAGGAAATCAAAGCAGTAAATGCTGAAACTGGTGAGGTAATCGAAGACACTAAACCAGTTGAGGGAGTGCCTAGCAAACCCGCTGAGCCTTACAAGGTCAATCTCGCACTGACTTTCCATGGTGGTGAAAACCAATGGCATCAATTCGCTAAATTGCTTGATGATAACTTTGTAAATTACGAAATTCTGAAATGAGGAAGTCGATGATAAAAGTAAAATTCTTGATGGTGAACGAGTCGGGAATGGAAATTAAAACCCGTGATAAATGCTTTAAAAATAAATTGATGCACTGCATAGAGACTAACCAACCCGTTTCAGTAGTGTATGATGGCAAAACGTATCTATTAAACTCAAGGAATATTTTAGCTGTAGAAATTGATGGAGTAAAACAATGATTAACAATGTTGTATTGATTGGAAGGACAACCAAAGACCCAGAACTAAAATACACGACCAGTAACATCGCAGTAGCAACATTTAGTCTAGCTGTTAACCGTAATTTCAAGGACGCTAACGGTGAGCGTGAAACAGACTTTATCAACTGCGTTATCTGGCGTCAGCAAGCTGAAAATTTGGCTAACTGGGCTAAAAAAGGCGCATTGATTGGCATTACTGGACGCATCCAGACACGTAGCTACGAGAATCAGCAAGGTCAACGTGTTTACGTGACCGAGGTTGTCGCTGAGAACTTCCAAATGTTGGAGAGCCGTGCAGCGCGTGAAGGTAGTAATGCCAATCAAGGCAATACATCGGGAGCGTTTGGCAATGGCAACGGCTATGCTGGGCCTTATGGTCAGCAAGCACCGCAACAGCAAGGGCCAAACTTTGCGAGGGATAGCAACCCATACGGGAACTCAAACCCTATGGATATCACTAGTGACGATTTACCCTTCTAATTTGGTGGAAACATGAAAATGATTTTAAATATCGAGCCTAAACCTCAAACAAGGCCACGATTTAGCAAATTCGGGACTTATGAAGACCCTAAAATGAAGGCTTGGCGTCGTCAATGCTCGCAACTTATTGAGCAAGAATATGACGGACAATTCTTTGATGGCCCGATTATGGTTGATGTTACCTTTTACATGAAAGCACCGCTGAGCGTATCAAAAAAGCCTACGCCAAAAGCTAGAGCTAAAACGTGGGACACATTCAAGAAATTCATGGATGAAAGACTTTGGCATGCGAAAATCCCGGATGTTGATAATTTGGTCAAAGCGCTCTTTGACAGTATCTCAAAAGCTGGCTACAACAAGGTTGATAAGAAGGGTATCGTCTGGACGGATGACAGTATTGTTTGCGATTTAAGAGCTCGCAAGAAGTACAGTCCTAACCCACGCATTGAATTTGAAATCAAGGAGTTGGAATGAATGGCAAATATAAGGATAAGTTAGTTGGTGTGTATGCACCCGGCAACTATGGACATACCAGCGTATTAGGTCAAACACAAGAATTTTCAAGATGGTTTTGGGCTAATCGCAAGGACATGGAGCTTATCAGCGCTAAGCTAGGAATCAACACAAAGAAGCTCAATCGCATACTGACATTGGAGCAGTTGCTGGATGAAGAATTACTGAAAGGAATGATGGAATTATGCGATACAAAGTAATCGTTTACTACGATAACATGGAAGACAGTGAGCACATTTTCAATAACAAGAACGACGCAATCAACGAGCTACATCGCTTACGAGGTGTTAAATATCGTAATTCTAGGATGTATACAGTGGAAATGGAAGAGGTAGAAGGATGATGACTAGAGACGAAGCAATACAAACACTATCGAAGGTAGGTAAGATTTCAGTATCTTACGCTGATGACCTCTATGATTCGTTTGTTCCTAAACCAATAGTGCCACAATTCGTGGCAGATTGGTATGAGGATAATAACGGAGATTTAAACGGTGCGCTTTTTATAATGGTGAGACTGTGGGATGAAAAAAGTAGAAATTCAGATTTTTATCGATGGTTTCGAAAAGATAAGGAAGCTTTCCAAACCCTCGTCAACATGCACCAGTTCGGCTATGAGGTCGAGAAGGAGCCTAGGTATACGGTTCGAGTAAAAGGGGTTGACGGATACGGTAGATACCTCAATAGAAATTTAGATAATCAATACTGGTTTCTCGCATCAGATAACGAAACTGGAAGTTACAGAACCAAGCACACTCGCAAAGAGCTAGAAGAAGCTGGTTTCGGATGGGTGTTTGATTGTGAAGGCGTGGAAGTGAAAGAGGTGGAGTGATGGAAACGATTAAATTTATTTTGATGGTCGTAGCTGTGGTTTATGCTTGGCGCACGCTGTTTGGAGGTAACGAATGAATAAACAAGAATTGTATCGCAGAATCGAAGAAATGCCTTACAATCACGGTATCTTTATTGACACCGTGAAACTAAGCAGAAGATGGCTTCTGGGTTCGATTTCACGACTTGAAGAACCTACGTATGACGGCATCCCAGCGCTTATCGATAAAATCAACAAGTGGGCTATTAGTCATGGACTAGACAAAGGCAATCCTAAAGTCGAATGGATGAAGGTTACTGAGGAAGTAGGCGAGATTAGAGACGTATTTCTAAAACCTCACGATTTCGCTGACCCAGAATGGTCACTAAAGGACGCGATAGGCGACTCGATTGTAACGCTAATAGTTTTATGTTTGCAGCTCGGTTACGACGTCGAGGAGTGCTTGACAATCGCTTACAACGACATCAAGGATAGAAAGGGAGTAATGATTGATGACAACTTTGTTAAAATCAAAACGAGAAAATCAGCTAGCAGTAGCGACAATTCTGCTAGTGCTATCGCTGGCGATTAACGTGACTACGGTCCTAAGAGTGGTTAATAGACCTATCGAGACAGTGGTTATCCATAAGGCAGATAATGCAGTGGAATTACACGGCAAGGTCACTGGTAAATCAATGGTAGGCAAGCTCTACACGCTCGATTGTGGGGCTTACGGTAAATTCCTTGTCAGCAAGGAACAATACGATGCTGTTAACGTCGGGGATGATATTCCCAGCTATTTGAAAGGACGTGGAAACTAATGACTAGGAAATACCCAAACGCTGGACTAACACCAGAACTATATCGACGGCTAGTCAGTGAGTATAATGCGCTTAGAGTGAAATACAAGCGAGAGTTTAACGGACGAATCCGAGTTGTTCGGAATTGCGACGTTCGTGAAGCAAGAAAATACTCACAGAAATTCTGTAATGTCATTCACGAGCGCTCTAGGCTATCCCCGAACACAGCAGAGGATTTAAAAGGGCTTATCTCAGATGGATTACTCAGCGACCTACAGGCTTATCTAGCTGAGAATTATCGAGGGAAGAAGGCTTATCAAAAGCATGTATCGTTTGACAACGCTGGACTACCAGACGACTTATTCAAGCGTTTCTGCGATGAAGTTGAAGCCATGCGAGAATTATATGGCAAGAGGGTTACAACTCATATCATGAGCCTAATAGGCTGTACAAGAGAAGAAGCTAGAAAACATGCTGACAATCTAAGTAAGCTCTATCGAGAGATTAACAGGCTAACACCTCGCAAGCTGATTCAAATAGAAGGTTTAATCTCAGATGAACTGTTTGGCGATATCGCTAAATTTGTGTTCAATAATTACGATTGGGCAGCAGAATTGGATGAAGATATCGACAGAATTGCCAGAAGATACCGTAGTAAAGAAGGTTTGGGACGCAACAAGCCAACTGTTAAACATTATTTATATCGAGCTTATATGCTCGGTGTGTAGCTAGTACGGTTTTAGACGGTTCGAATCCGTCACTGGCTATTGTCTATCAAAATATTCTAAGTGACTAAAGCTTTGGACGCTCGCATAGCTGATAGACCTATGCGCTAAACCCAGCTATTTTTGAGATTGGAGGTGTGTCCTCTATCTCATAATTGCATTACTCAGCGGACGCCTTGGCTGGTGGTTGAAGCTGAAAAAATCCAGTTAATCTAAAATTAGAAAAGAGGAATCCTTTATTTTTTATTCATTCAAATCAGCGGAAGCGTGACTGGTCGTGGATGCACCCAAATCCAGTAAATAAACAATTAGAATCGAGGAACCTTTTTTATTTCGTTCACAAATCTAAAGCGCATTGCTGGTGGCGTGATTATTCAAGGCTTTATGCCTGCAATCAGATATAGGTCAGAAATCTCCATGATTCAACTACTTTATTCTTGTATTATTTCAAAAACGAAAGGGGAATATCCCCGATAATGATTTCGTCTATATCGCAGGCTGCCAAGGGTTCGACTCCCTTGCCAGTCATTGTCTGTCAACACTAAAAATAAAAAATGAAGCTAAAAAATGAATATAGATTTTTAGTGGCTTGAACACTTTTCGACACTTTTTCAACACCGGACAAGCTGACAGACCTTGTCCAAACAAAACCCAGCAAATTTAAGAAAAAAGGATGTGAAAAACCCTCTTTCTTATCGATGTCGCATTACTAAAAAAGCCATAGACTTTGCTGGTGTCGATGGCTAGAAAGGAGGTGATAAATAAAGCTCACAAACTTAATCTTTTCATATCTCTTGATTATCGTGAGCTAAAATAAAAAGACCCAGACTAATGCCCAGGCCTATCCAAACGCTAATATTATTATACCATAAAGGAATCGTATTTATGAGAACAGTAGAACGGCTGCAAAAGATTAAGGCATTAGACAGGTACATTGACAGTCAGATAGAACAGATTAAACGCTTAGAATCTCAAGCCCTTAAGGTTACGGCTGGTGCTATGCAAACAGACATGGTGCAAGGTGGTAAACGCAAGGGTAAGGATGATATCTATGTGGAACTTATGACGGCTAGGGAGGAAGTGGAACGTTTCACTGCCGAGGCTATTAAGCAAAAGCTAGACTTCCGCCGTCAAATAGCAGAGGTGGGGGATATAGATGCACGTTCCCTACTCCAGATGGTATATATAGACCAGCTGGATGTCTGGCAGATATGTGACCGCATGGGCTTTAGTAAGGCTACATACTACGTTAAACTAAGACAAGCTGAGAAGTATTTGGGCTAATCTACATCGGTCTACACCAATCTATAGTGCACCATACTACCAACGTGGTAATATAGTATTATCGAATCAGAAGGACACAGTAGTGTTCTTCTTTTACTTTATCTGAAAGGAGGTATGCCAATGCCGATGGTCAGACGATGTAAGGCAGAGGGGTGCCGTGCCTTAACAGAGAGACCAGCACACTACTGCACTACACACAAGGACATGGAAGCAGCGTACACACAAGAGAGACAGAGGTACTCACGCACTAGATACAACACACGAGTAAGGAACCGAGACGATGAGAGTAAGGAACGGTATGCGTTCTATCGTTCAAAGATTTGGTCATCTATTCGTAAGATTGCACTAGAACGTGACAACTATCTATGTCAGTACTGTCTAGCGTTGGGTGTGACCACACCAGACGCTCGTATAGGCGACCACGTAACACCCGTTGAAATTGCGCCAGAACTTCGGACTGAAGTTTCAAACGTGGTAGCAACGTGTAGAAGCTGCGACAACACCAAACGTACCTTGGAGCAAGAAATCTATGGTGCTGGTCAAAATAGAACAAAACAGAACACCGAGCTACGACTTTCCGTGGCAACGTGGGCCAATTTAATAGCCCGCAAAAAAGAGGACGTCGTTAAACCCCTCTAATAAGCCCATAGCACGATTTTATAATAAGGGTGGTATAATAACCCTCGGAACGATTTAAAATTGACCCCCGCCCCCTTCTCGTGCCAAGGAGAGCCGCCACAAGGTGTTTTCTTACACCGCACGCCAATTTTGAGGGTTTTAACAAGGGTCTATTTTAAATTTAGGAGGTGAGAGCGTGGCAAATAAGTCACCAGCAAGGCGTGAGCCATTTTACAAGCAAAATGACCGTTTTCTACCGCTTGACCCACCAAACTACTTAGGAACAGTAGCGAGGACGGTTTGGACTAAAATCATTCCGTTTTTAAAAGCGACAGAAAAGGTCGAGCGTATCGATACCTTTCTAGTGGAAACCTACTGCACGACCTACGAGATATACAAGAAAGCCTACGAGGACGTGAAAGAAAACGGTATCCAAACCGAGATTATTAAATATATCCAGTCTCCCGGTAGTGGTGAAATTTTAGGTGAACAATCAATGGGATTTAAGAAAAATCCAGCGGTTGCGACGATGAAAGACGCCGCTGAAACCCTTAATAAAATAGGCATTCAGCTAGGTTTGACCCCTAAAGGACGGGCAGAATTAGCTGAAATAGCCGGAAGTCAAGCGGATAATTCTTCGATGAAAGATAAGATGGCAGCATTCTTCAAATAAAGGAGGTGAAACATGCAAGAGATTGATTTAACCAAGTCGAAAGATGTAATCGGTGCTTATAATAGCATCGATTTTTCTTACGAACGAAAAACATATACCGACTATGGCACACAATACTGTTTTAACGTGCTAGACGGCAAGATTGTCGCTGGTTACAATATTCAATTAGCGTGTTTCCGACACCTCCGAGATTTGCAAAGACAAGGGGATAGCGATTTTCCTTATGTCTATTCAGTCGAAGCGTTTAACCGTTTCTTGAAATTTCTATCACTAGTGCCAAACGTTGATGATCTTAGCCAAAAGCTAGAGCCTATGGATTGGCAGTATTTCATATTTGCCCAACTCTTTGCGTGGTTTGATTTGGACGATGTACCAAGATTCTCAAATATCATCATTTCTATTGCCCGTTCGCAAGGTAAAACGATGATAGCTGGTATCTGCCTTAATTTCTCTTATCTGATTGAGATTATCGGACAAAGTAACCAAGACTTCCTTGTTAGCTCGCTAAACTTCGACCAAACGATGAAGCTATATACTTATGTTAAATCTATGATGGCTAGAATCATAGAGAATGAGCCGTTTAAGTCGCTAGCAGAGGAAACACAAGTCCAATTATATTCACGAGAAATCAAATCGCTTGTGGATGCTAACACCATTCACACTATCTCGTTTGAATCCGGTAAATTTGATGGTAAGCACTTTAAGTTAGCCGTAGCCGATGAGGTTGGTGAGCTTAGAACGGATGAAGGTATTTCTAAAATCACATCCGGACAAGTTAATACTGAGGGTTCACGTTTTATTGAGATTTCGACCTCTTACCAAACACCCGATGTGCCGTTTCATCAAGAACAAAAGAAACTGATTGAGATTATGGAACGTGACTTTGACCGCTCTGGTGATGATCAGTTATGTCTAATCTGGTCTCAAGATAATTTGGAAGAAGTGTTTAAGCCAGAAACATGGGCAAAAAGTAACCCCTTACTTAATCATCCAAAACTAAAAGATGGATTGATGAAAGGGCTACTTTCCGAACGTGACAAGAAGCTACTCATGGGGAAACTTGCTGACTTCCAAGTTAAAAACATGAATTGTTGGTTGCTGGCAGATAGCAATAGCTTTCTTGATCTAACAGATATTGAAAATGCAGTCGTTGATGAATTTGATATTAAGGGTAAGCGTGTCTATGTCGGTCTTGACGCTTCAATGTTCAGCGATAACACGGCTATTGGTTTTGTCTATCCGTATGTTTCGGAATATGGTAGTCAGAAATGGCATATCGAACAACATAGTTTCATTCCCTGGCAACAAGCCGGCTCGTTAGAGGCCAAGATGGAGCAAGACGGTGTTAACTATCGAGACTTGGAAACCAAGGGTTTTTGTACGATTACAAGCCATCCACAAGGGCTTATTAACCCAGAGGAAGTGTACCGTTGGTTTTGTGATTATGTAGAAGACAACCAGCTTGATGTGGTCTTCTTTGGCTACGATGCCATGATGGTTTCTAAAATTATCAAGGCTTTGGAATCTAACACTAGCTTTCCACTTATGCCGATTAGGCAGCGTACAAGCGAGCTGAAAGACCCTACAAAATTCCTTCAAACGCTATTTATCGAAGGTAATATCACTCGCCTTGATGATGAGATTATGCGTAAAGCCTTGATAAATGCGGTAATTAAAGAGGATAACATCGGTATTCAAGTTGATAAAATGAAATCAACCTATAAAATCGACGTGGTGGACGCTCTTATCGATGCGTTTTACGATGGCATGTACGCTTTTGAAGATTACGCTATCACCAACAATCCTACGTGGAAGGTCGAACACATGAGCCAGGAAGCCGTTTTGAACTGGCTAAAAAACCCAGATAGTGGGCTATTAGAGGAGTATTAATACATGATTTTGAAGTTTTTTAAGGCGATTTGGGCTATTTTTGACATCCTTATGTTCATTTTAGCTGCAATTTCGCTTAATTTAACGACTTATAACCTCGGTTACGTGTGGTTTGGTATCAGCATGACCATTACATTCGTATTAGCAGGTTTAATTAGTGAGCTAGCTAGCAAGAAAGGCTAGAAAGGAGGTGATAATAATTGCCGATATTTAATTTAGCAACCGAAAGCCCACCGAACAATCAAGGGGGCTTTTTTGATATCACTGATCCAGAGTTTTTGGCTACCTTGAATGGTAGTGAGTGGGTTTCAGCCGAAACTGCTCTTAAAAACTCGGACCTATTCTCTATTATCAGTCAGCTATCCAACGACCTTGCGACTGCCAAGCTAACGACTAGCCGAAAACAATTGCAAGGTATTGTGGATAATCCATCAAACAACGCTAACCGCTTTAATTTCTATCAGTCTATCTTTGCTCAAATGCTATTGGGTGGTGAAGCCTTTGCCTATCGATGGCGAAATGACAATGGGCGTGATATGAAGTGGGAATATTTGAGACCGTCTCAAGTCTCATTTAACCGCTTGGACAACCAAAACGGTCTTTACTATAACATCACTTTTGATGACCCACGCATTCCACCAAAGCAGCATGTTCCGCAAAGCGACATCTTACACTTTAGATTGCTATCAGTGGATGGTGGTTTGACAAGCGTAAGCCCGTTGATGGCCCTTGGTAGAGAATTAGATATTCAAAAAGCCAGTGATAAGCTAACGCTTAATTCACTTAAGAACGCCCTAAACGCCAACGGTATTTTGAAAATCAAAGGTGGTGGATTGCTCGATTTCAAAACCAAGGTCTCACGCTCTCGACAAGCGATGAAGCAAATGCAAGGCGGTCCGTTGGTACTGGACGACTTAGAGGATTTCACACCTCTAGAAATTAAGTCCAATGTGGCCCAACTACTTAAGCAAGCGGACTGGACGACCGGACAATTTGCAAAAGTCTACGGTATCCCAGAGAACGTTGTCGGAGGTCAAGGAGACCAACAGTCTTCACTAGAAATGAGCTCAAATGTCTATTCGAAAGCAGTAGCACGTTATTTGAGACCGTTTCTCAGTGAGTTATCTCAGAAACTTTCATGCGATGTGGACGCAGATATTTTCCCAGCGGTTGACCCGACTGGTGCTAACTATATCAGCCGTATCAATAGCATGGTTAAAAGTGGCACACTCGCACAGAATCAAGGCTTGTATATTTTGCAACAAGCTGAAATTCTACCTAAAGAGTTGCCAGAGGGTAAGAATCCTAACCGTACCACATTGAAAGGAGGTGAGATAAATGGGCAAGATTGACATTAAAGGCGATATTGTAAGCGATGATGCCGGGGCGTTTTATGAATATTTTGGCATGTCTAGTACCTATCCTAAATTGGTACAAGATGCCATCGCTAACGATGAAGACGAAGAAATTACGCTTAATATTGCGTCAAACGGTGGTGATGTATTTGCAGCTAGCGAAATCTATACCATGCTGAAAGCTAGTGGCAAGCGTATTGTGGTTAATGTACAAGGGCTTGCGGCTAGTGCTGCGAGTGTCATTTCTATGGCTGGCGATACCGTGCGTATCAGTCCAACGGCGCATATCATGATTCATAAAGCTTCAACTGGTATCGTTGGTAACAGCGATGACCTAGAGCATCAATCAGCAGTATTGAATAGCATTGATGAGTCTATTGCTTTGGCTTATGAGATGAAGACTGGTCTTAAACAACCAGAATTGTTAGACCTCATGGCTAAAGAGACATGGCTTAATGCTAAAACTGCTGTCGATAAAGGCTTTGCGGACGAAATCATGTTCTTCGATAACGATGAAGAAGAAATCATGGTTACGAATGCCGTACATCAACTACCAAGCAAATCAGCAATCACTAAATTTAAGAATATGATTGCTACACCTAAGACCAATTCATTGCGTGAGCAGAAATTGGCTATTTTACTTGAAAAATGAAAGGAAGATGATTGATGAAGACATCAAATGAATTGCATGACCTTTGGGTTGGTCAAGGCGACAAGGTCGAAAATCTTAATGAAAAACTTAACGTAGCTATGCTTGATGATTCAGTTACCGCTGAAGAATTGCAAGCAATCAAAAACGAACGTGACACTGCTAAAATGAAACGTGACATGTTCAAAGAACAATACACTGAAGCTCGTGCTAGTGAAGTAGCTAACATGACTGAAGAAGACAAGAAACCTTTGACTGAAAACGAAGAAGAAGTTAAAGCTAACTTTGTTAAAGACTTTAAGAACCTTGTTCGTGGTCGTTACCAAAACTTGCTTGACTCTAAAACAGACGCATCTGGTTCTGACGCTGGCTTGACTATCCCTCAAGATATCCGTACAGCTATCAATACATTGGTTCGTCAATACGATTCATTGCAAGAGTATGTTAACGTTGAAAACGTAACTACTCTTACTGGTTCTCGTGTTTACGAAAAATGGGCTGAAATCACTGGTCTTTCTAAACTTGATGATGAAGCTGGACAAATCGGTGCCAATGACGATCCAAAACTTTCTCTTATCCGCTACGCTATCAAACGCTATGCTGGTATCTCAACAGTAACTAACAGCTTGCTTGCTGATTCTGCCGAAAATATCCTTGCTTGGTTGTCTGGTTGGATTGCTAAGAAAGTAGTTGTTACTCGTAACAAAGCTATCTTGGATGTTATCGCTACACTCCCAACTAAACCAACATTGGCTAAGTGGGATGATATTATCGACCTAGAAGCTAAAGTTGACCCAGCTATCAAACAAACTTCATTCTTCTTGACTAACACTTCAGGCTTCACTGCCCTTAAGAAAGTTAAGAATGCTATGGGTGACTACCTCATGGAACGTGATGTGAAATCACCTACTGGCTACTCAATCGATGGTTTTGCAGTTAAAGAAGTTTCTGACCGCTGGCTTGCTAATGGTACTGGTGGAGCTATGCCATTGTATTTTGGCGACTTGAAACAAGCGGTAACATTGTTTGACCGTCAACACTTGTCACTCTTGTCTACTAACATCGGTGGTGGAGCATTTGAAACTGATACGACTAAAGTGCGTGTTATCGACCGTTTCGATGTTGTTAAAACTGATGAAGAAGCGTTTGTGCCAGCGTCATTCAAAGCAATTGCTGACCAAAAAGCTAATCTTACATCAGGGGCTTAATTTAGGAGGTAAGTAATGAGTGTATCTAAGGAAACCATCATGCAGACCCTCAATCTGGATGAGACAGACGACACTGCACTCATTCCAGCTTACATTGAATCGGCTCAACAGTACATCATCAATGCAGTCGGGAATGACCCAAAATTCTATGACCTCGATAGCGTAGAATCTTTGTTTGACACGGCTGCAATAGCCCTCACAAGCTCATATTTCACCTATAGGGTGGCTTTAACTGATACAGTGACTTATCCTATCAATCTCACATTGAATAGCATTATAGGGCAATTAAGGGGCTTATACGCAACGTATAGCGAGGAAAGAGGTGACTAATGGCTAAAGTTAGATACTTACCCTCAGACTTTCGTTTTAAGGCTGATTTTGGTACATATCAAAGCACCCCTAACAAGTTTACGGGTGTAAGCGTACCAAAATTCGTGAAACAGTTTACGTTGCATTATAAACCTCATACTCGCACACTCAATCAAGAGTATTTAGCCCAACAGAATGGCGAAAGCGATACACGAGTGATTGTTATTCGCCACAACGCTAAAGTGATTGAAGGTCAAGTTGCCGTCCTAAATGGCGTTCAGTACGATATTGTGCGTGTTAGTCCAAACGAAAACTTTGGGCTTAACCGCTACGACTTTCTGACACTTAGAAAGCACAAGAAAGTTGGGTGATAGCTATGGTGGGGCTTGATGAGGCACTAGAGGGCTGGCTTGAAACAGTAGCCGCTATTGGCGATTTAACACCAGCGGAACAAGCTAAAATAACAACCGCTGGGGCAAAGGTGTTTCAAAAAGAGTTGGAAGAAGTCACTCGAGAGAAACACTACTCAAACAAGAAACATTTGAAGTATGGTCACTTGGCTGACGGTTTATCTGTCCAATCCACGAATGCGGATGGCAGAAAAAACGGTGTGGCAACCGTAGGCTGGAAGAATAATTACCACGCCCAAAATGCCAGACGATTAAACGACGGCACTAAGAAATATCGTGCCGATCATTTCGTTACCAATGTCCAAAACGATAGCACTGTACAGAAAAAGGTGCTATTGGCAGAAAAAGAGGAATATGAAAAACTCATTCGAAGAAAAGGAGGGAAGTGATTAAGTGCTGGCAACCGTAAAACTAAAAGAGCTCATTGACGGCAAAGAATTTGGTGAAATAAGCGAAGTATATGCAAACAACTTGCCTAAAGAACTCGAAGAAAATACCGATAAGACAATCGTTTTGCTCACTGAAAGCAATCCATCACTTGATTTGAGTGGGAATAATACCTTTTTCGGAAAAACGGATAGAGTGGAAGTCCAGATTTTTTACAAGGCTGATATTGATTTTGATATCGAAGCCTTTGAAATGGAATTGCTGAAATTCCTAAAATCTGAACACTACTCAATTACAGATATGAGAGAACATAGCATAGAGCCCGATACATTACAGATTACGGCGGTCTTTTTTGTTGCTCTCGATAAATTAATTTAACAAAGGAGAAATTACTATATGGCAATTGTAGGTTTGAAAATGGTTCGACTTGCTTTGGTTGACCCAAAAACCCAAAAACTACTTAAAGGTGCTGACGGCCTTTCAACTGATGGCGTGATTGAAGTTGATTCAACTATGCTTGGTACTCGTACCGCTAACATCTCAAACTTGGAAGGTCAAGCGACTAAAATTCCCGGGAACAACTCAGTGCAAGACGTTATGATCGCACCCGGTTCACCAACAGTAGCATTTGACTTCAATAACCTTGACTTTGAAATCAAACAAAAAATGCTTGGTTTCAAAGCAGACGGCAAAGGTGGTTATGTGATGGACGGTGAAAAACCACACACGGCGGTGTTGATTGAATCTGAAACGCTTGACCGCAAACACTCAGTGTTCTTTGGTTTTGCTAACGGTATCATGCAAGAATCAACACAAAACGTTGCGACAGATACTGATACTGCTCAAACTCGCCAAGACGATAACATGACATTTAACGCCTTGTCAGCGACTGCGTTCGGCGGTGAGCCTTACAAGAAATACTACACTGGTGCATCTAACTACGATAAAGCTAACATGTTCAAAGAAGTATTTGGTGGATATGTTCTCACTGGTACACCAGGAATCGGTGGATAATCTAAATAATTCGCAAGAGGTCGGGCTCATGGCCTGACCTCTATTTTTGTTAAAAGGAGTAAAGAGAAATGGAAATCAGAACTATTCAAATCCCAGAAATCAGTAAGAAAGCCTTCAAAGTCACTACAAGCAACCGTAACGTTTTACGTATGCATGAATACCAACTAGCAGTACTTAAAATTAGCGATACTGTTGAAGATAGCGATACACAAGAGCAAGCACAAGCAAGTTTCACAATCCTTAAAGAAATGCTTGGTTTTATTCGTGCCATTCTCAACTTGGATGATGAAGCCTATGACAAATTACTTGATTTGGACAATGAGCGTACACAAGAGATTGCCGAAAAATTGGTGGGCTACATGTACGGATTGACAGACGAACAACTTGAAAATGCCGCTGGTGAAACTGACCCAAAAGACTGAAATCTAAAGGCGAACAGATTTTTGATTTAGAAAATCGCATTGAAGATTTAAAAATCATTGCTAAGAAATCAATCCAAGGTTTTGGGTGGACACTAGATCAGTATTACGACACTGACTATTATGAGCTAATGAAAATTTTGAATGCTAAAGAGGAAGAAGATAGGATGGTTGACCCAACATCTTTGCTCTAAATTTTTAAGGAAAGGAGGAAAAATATTACATGGCAAAAGTACAAGCTACCATGTCCACGGAAATCGCCTTGGATACGCTACAGGCTGCCAATTCGATTAAGCGGTTAACTCAGTTAGTCAATAGTTCTACGAACGCATGGAAGGCACAAGAAAGCCAAATGCGTAGCGCTGGTGACTATCTAGGAGCAGCACAAGCTAAGTATGACGGTTTGGGAAATGCCATCCAAAACCAACAACATAAGATTGAGAAACTGAAACAAGAGCAGTCTCAACTTAAAGGTAGCACCGCTGAAACCGCTGAACAGTACCTTAAGTACCAACAACAGATTGACCAAGCTACTACACGTTTGGCATCGTTGGAAAATCAACAGCGACAAGCTAAGAATAGCCTAGATTACCACAAGTCTGGGCTATCCGAATTGCAGCGTGAGTACAAAGCTCAAAATGAAGCCTCAGATACTTATATCAAGCGTTTAAAAGCTGAAGGCAAAGAGGACGAAGCTAGGCAAGAACAACTCAAGCAATACAAGGGTTCTATTACTAACTTAAATAAGCAGTATGAGACCCAAAAAGAAATGCTTGAGCGTGTCGCTAAACAGTCCGGAAGAACAAGCGATGAATACCGTAAGCAAAAGCAACGCTTGGATGAAACGGCTACTAGCTTAGCACATACTAGAAACGCCGCTGACAAGCTCAATGACGAGATTGAGCAAAGTCGACGATCTAGCACGTTCATCGGACGCTTGAAAGATAGCTTCAAACGTTTAGGGAACGAGGTTAACGAGACCGAGCATAAAACTTCACGCCTAAAAGGTATCTTTGGGGCTACGTTTGCAGCTAACTTGATTAGTAATGGTTTCCAAAACGCATTGGGAGCTATCAAGGGTAAGTTTGACGAAATCGCCCAATCAAGTGCCGAATACGTTAAATATCAACAAACCATGAATGCCACTTGGCTTACCTTAACCGGCAATGCTGAAGAAGGTAAGAAGATGGTTGACATGACCAACCAAATGGCACAGGCAGCGGCTAACTCAACCGAAATGGTTGACGGTATGAACCAAAAATTCTATGCCGTCACTCACAATACCGAGTTGACTAAGCAACAAACACAAGCCATTTTGACCTTGCAAGATGCGTTTGGTCAAACCGATGCAGCCGTTGAAAACTTTGCTACACAATGGGCGCAAATGATCGCCAATGGTAAGGTCCAAGGGCAAGACATGATGTCAATCATCAATGTCTTCCCAGAAATGAAAAACCAACTTAAAGAAGTAGCTGCACAAGAGCTTGGCATTGCAGACATGACCGCCGATAAATATGCAGAGCTACAAAAAGATGGTAAGATCACCGCAGAAATGGCACAAAAAGCCTTGTTCGAATTGCAAGATAAGTACAAGGACGCGACTGCTAACTTCTCGACTACCATCGGTGGTCTCGAAAGAACAATTCAATCCCGTATGCCAGCGGTAGTTGCTGCCTTCCGTGACCCAATCGATAAAATGAAAAACCCATTCTTACAACAGATTGGGGATTGGGTTGCTGATCCTAACACTGAAACCAAGTTTAAAGACTTAGGGGAACACGTTTCCAAAGGTCTGGGCACCATCATGGATGCGTTCTCTAAAGTCTTTAATCTCGGTGATGGTAAGGACAAGCTCAATGGCTTCATGGACGGTCTTAACAAGGTCGTCGATAACGTTAGTAAAACCATTGCTAACAATGCCCCTAAAATTGTAGCTTTCTTCAAAGAAACCAAAGACAGTCTGGGTGCAGTGTTTAGCATTGGTAAAGATTTTGCTGGTGGTGTCTGGGAAGTAGCCGTAGACATGATTAAAGGTATCGCTGGGGCATTTAACCTCATGACTGGTAACGGAAAGAAAGCCAAAGGGCCAGTCACTTCACTGTCCAAGGCCTTAGGTGGCATTGCCAAACATAAGACGGCTATTAAAACAGTTGGTTCTTTGTTTGCTGCTTATTTCGTAGGTTCTAAAGTTGCTCTAGGTATTACGGCAGTCGTTAAAGGTATCCACGCATGGCGGACGGCTACAGTCGGTATGACGGCAGCCCAAAAAGCAATGAATTTAGCAATGGCTTCCAACCCCATTGGTTTAATCGTAGTTGCGGTAACAGCGGCTATCACTGCCTTGGTATTGCTCTATAAACACAACAAAAAATTCAAAGCGTTTGTAGACGGCATGTTTAGTGCTGCTAAAAAAGCCTTTGATAAGATTTTCAAAGTAACAAAAGAAATCTTTGGAAAAATCATTGATTTCTTTAAAAAGGACTGGAAACAAGTCCTTTTATTTATTGCCAATCCTATCGCTGGAGCTTTTGCTTTAATTTACAAGCACAATAAAAAATTCAAGAAATTCGTTGATGGTATTGTAAAAAGTATCAAAGACGGTTTTTCTAATGCTGGTAAATGGTTAGGTAAGACATGGGATGGCATGAAAAAAACTTGGACTGGTGCGATGGATTCAATGACCAAGAGCACCAAGAAAGGCTTTGAAAAGACCAAGACTTACTTCACTGGTGGTGAAAAAGGTATCAAAGCCTTCACTAACACTGCCAAGAAGTTGCTTGTAATCTCTAATCCGGTAGTCGCTGGGTTTGAGTTGATGTACAAGCATAACAAGCCATTCAAGAAATTTGTCGATAGCACCGTGGACCATGTCAAAGACATGGCGAAGGGCGTTGCAAAACACATGACTAATCTTAAAAAAGATTGGTCTGACAAGTGGGACAACGTTAAGAAATTCGCATCTAAAACATGGGAAGGTATCAAGGGTAATGCTACGGAAGCCATGACTGCCCTTGGTAAAGATATCGACAAACACCACAAAGGAATCAATAAGAATTGGTTCGATGGTTGGGAAAACTCTAAAAAATTCCTATCTAAAAAATGGGATGAAATCGGAGCGTTAACACAAGAAAAATTCGGTGTTAATATTACCAAACTGATTACTGATGCTTTAACCAACATTGCTAAATTCTTCAAAGATGCATGGGATAACGTTAAAAAAGGTTTCGGCGAGATGTGGGACGGTATGAAAAAACTTGCTGGTGATGGGATCAACGCTGTCATCGCTCTCCCAAATGCTGGTATTGACGGTATCAACAAACTGATTTCTGATTTTGGTGGTAGCAAAGAAGCTATCTCTAAAATCCCGAAAGTTAAGTTTGCCGGTGGTACTGGTATGTTTAGCTCATATCGAAACCCAATCACCAAACCTACGTTAGCTACGCTTAATGACGGTTACGACAGTCCAGAGACTAACAACCAAGAAATGGTAATTCTACCTAATGGTAAGTCATTCTTGCCACAAGGTCGAAACGTTGAATACCTCTTGCCAGCCGGTTCGGAAGTCATTAACGCTAGTGAATTGGCTATGCTCATGAGTGTTGAACGTGGAGCCTTTGCGAAAGGTACTGGTTTCTGGTCTAAAATCTGGGATACCGCTACCAATGTAGCGGGCTCAGTTTGGGACACTATGAAGAATGGTGTCGATAAATTCATGAAAATGATTGAGTTTGTCGGTGATGTAGTTAAAGACCCAGTGGGATCATTGGCTAAAAAATTCAGCCCTAATGCTGATAAATTGGCTGGCATGTTTAACCCGCTCGGTAACGCATTGTATAAGAAACCAGTCGAAGAAGCTAAAAACTGGTGGAAAGAGCTTTGGTCAATGGCTAATGCCTCAATGGATGAAGGTACTGTGGCTATGGGGGCTAAAGGCGATGATTACCGATTCAAAGACAAAGCAAAAGACGCTGGTGCTGACCCGTGGGGTTACTTCTATCGTGAGTGTGTATCCTTCGTTGCCAGCCGTTTGGCTAACCTTGGGGTTAAACCTAGTTTGTTTAGCCACCTTGGTAACGGGAACCAATGGATTTCTGCCAGCGTGCCACACTTAAGCAGACCTAAACCGGGTACGGTAGCAGTCTACACTGGCGGTCCGGTTTCAAGTAACCACGTTGACTTTGTAACGGCAGTACATGGCGACACTTACGATGGTGAAGAGTACAACTACGGTGGCAATGGTCAGTATCACCAATACGCTGGCCGTCATATCTCTAACGCTGCTACGTTCCTTGATTTTGGGGTGCGTGATAGCGGTGGCGGTGGTGAAGACAATAGTAAACCACTTAAAGACCGTAACAGTCCGCTTCAATCGTTGATTAAACGACAAGTTGGTGGCATGTTCGAATGGATTAAGAAAACCCTTGGTCCATTGCTTTCCCCTCCGGGTGGTGGTGAGGACGGCCCACAAGGAACTGGTGTTTCTCGTTGGCGTGAGTCCGTAGTTAGAGCGTTGAAGGCTAATGGTATTGAACCAAATGACTTCCGTGTTTCTAAGATTTTGGCAACAATCCAACGTGAATCTGGTGGTGACCCTAACGTCCAAAACAATTGGGATAGTAACGCCAGAGCTGGTACACCTTCAATTGGTTTGATGCAGACCATTGGGCCTACATTTAACGCTTACAAACACCCAGGACATAATAACATCCGCAATGGTTACGATAACTTGCTTGCTGCAATCAACTACATCAAGCATCGTTATGGTACATCGGATGCAGCCTTTAACCGTGTCGCAGCCTATGGCTATGCTAACGGTGGTCTAGTCCGCAAAAACGGTGTTTATGAATTAGCTGAAGGCGATATGCCAGAGTACGTTATTCCAACGGATATCGCCAAACGTGGTAGAGCGTGGCAACTCCTTACTGAAGCAGTGGCACGTTTCGCCGGTGATGCCCCACAAGGCAACCACGATAGCACTTCAGACCGTGAGCGTGTTTCTGTTCTCGAAGATAAATTAGATGTCATGATTGGCTTGCTAAGTCAATTAGTAACCAATGGTTCTAACCCAATCGAGATCAGGAATGTCATTGACGGAAGAAGTGTGTCAAATGGGTTAGCACCCTTTATGACAAAAGCAACAAACGATTATGAACGCAGACAAGCGTTGCTAGGAGGTAGCATTATTTGATAGGAATGTCAGTAACTTATGACGGTAAGAACTTAACCGAATTGTTCAATGAGGGGCAAGGGCGTACCGTTCCAGTAGATGTCACGAAAAACGTGGCATCTAACTTTAATAACAACTATCAAGACCAAGGGCGTAGGCGTTATGGTCAGCAATTCCTATATAGCACCTTGTCAGTTAAGCAGATTCAAGTATCGTTTACCCTAGTCGGAAACTACGACTACTTCAATACCATCGCTGAAACGCTGGGCGGTTATCTCAATGTGGATAAACCAAAACCATTGATTTTCGGTGATGAGCCTAACAAGGTCTGGGAAGCTATCCCGTCTGGTCAAGCGTCGCTAGCAGTCGATAAGAACACCGCACCGATTACCGCAACGGTAACGGTTACGTTCGACGTGCCTAAAAGTTACGGTGAAAACAAGGCGCAAGCCTTAGTAAGTAGTGGTGGTGAAACTAAGTACGGCAGCCTTAAAAAGGTGTCCACTGGGCATTACAAGGCTACGCTAAAGAATTTCGGTACGGCTGAAACCTACCCAGATATTAAGTTGAAATTTAACTCGGATAATGGCTGGGTTGGGATTGTGAAGTCTTCTAGTGAAAGCTATGAAATCGGCAATCCTAATGAAGCTGATACCCGTACAGTTAAGCAATCTGAAATTCTGTTTGACTACGTGTCTAATAACTGGATTACCAACGGCTTTGCGGTTGGTGCGAAAAACCAAGGGCGTTTCAACGACAACTTGCAAAGTTTGAATGGAACGCTTGCGATTGATAACGCATGGGGTAGGCCACACATTGCCTTGACTAATCGAGGTAGCGGCTCAACTTCCTTGCGTGGTAGCTCGATTACATGGGAGATTCCAGCGGATTCGAACGGTGAGAAAGGCTCACTATATGAGTATATGTGGTGGAGACAAATTTTCTGGTTGGGTGCATCTAACGAGTGCGGATACATCAAAATATCTGTAACGGATGCAAACGGAACTTTCCTCTATGGCGTGGAAACTCTTAAGCATGTCAACGGCCTGGGGTGCGAGTATCGTTTCCTTGCTAGCGATGGTAACGGAAGCTATCGAACACTAGACAGGAAGTCATTTTGGGGCACGCATGTCATGACGCAAAACCCATTTAACGAGCCACAAGGCTGGGCAGATATGCAACGCTTTGATGATGAAATACAGTTTTATTACCAAGGTGGCTATCCTAAGTTTAAAATCCCAGAGATCAAAGGGAAGAAGTCAGCAAAAATCAGCGTTGGTTTCTTTGGTATTGGCGATGCACCGCTTGTGACCCACATGTATCTGGATAGTTTCGTTTATCGTAAAGACTACGTTAACAAGGAAGAAGACATCCCTAATCGTTTCCGTAAGGGTTCTATCCTTGAAATCGACATGGCTAAAGGTAAAACCTTGGTTGATAACTTGCCAGCGTCTAATGAGTTAACTTACTTATCCGAACCGTTCAGCATTGGTACGGGTGATACAGAAATCGATATCTACACATCGAGTTGGACAAGGACTGACCCGACTATTGAAATCACATGGAAGGAGCGTTTCATTTAATGCAAATTTGGATTCATGACAAGAACATGCGTAAGGTTTGTGCGTTGAATAACAACGTTCCTGGCATGTTGCCTTATTCAAACAGTCAGTGGCATCCGTACCTTGAATACTCAACCAGTACATTCGATTTCACGATTCCTAAGATTGTCAACGGCAAACTGCATGAGGATGTTAAATATATCAACGATGATATGTTCGTTTCGTTCTACTACGACAACACTTACCACGTTTTCTATGTGTCGCAATTAGTCGAGAATGACACTACATTCCAAGTGACATGTAACAACACCAACTTGGAATTGGCACAAGAGCAGTCAGTAGCTCTTAAGAGCGACACTGCCCAAAGCATCGCATGGTATTTGGAACACCTTGAAATTCTAGGATTTACAAACCTTGAAATTGGCGTTAACGAAGTGTCTGATAAAACAAGAACGCTTGAATTTGAGCCACAAGACACAAAATTGGCACAATTACACAGTCTCATATCTAAGTTTGATGCTGAATTTGCCTTTCGTACTGAGCTAAATAGAGATGGTACAATCAAGAAATTCACCATCGACATTTACCAGATTCCAGACGAAAACCACCACGGAATTGGCAAGGCTCGTGGGGATGTGGTGCTACACTATCAGAATGAACTCAAAGGCGTCCAAGTAACGAGTGACAAAACCCAGCTATTTAATGCTGGGGTGTTCACTGGTGCAGACGGTGTTAACCTTGAGAGTGTCGAGTTTGAGGAAAAGAACGAGTTAGGACAAGTAGAGTTTTACTCAAGGCGTGGCAGTAGCTATGTGTTTGCCCCACTTTCACGGGAACGCTACCCATCTACCATGAATCCAGATAACGCTGATAACTGGACACGCAAGGACTTTCAGACAGAATACAAGGACGTCAACTCCTTAAAGGGCTACGCCTTGCGTACTATCAAGCAGTACGCTTATCCACTTATGACCTACACGGTTGATGTCCATTCTAGTTTCATGGAGAGCTACAAGGATGTTAACTTAGGTGATACCGTTAAGATTATCAATAATAATTTTAGAGGTGGTCTAGCCCTTGAGGCTCGTGTCACTGAAATGGTGGTCAGTTTCGACATGCCATTGAATAACTCGGTTGTATTCTCGAATTACCGTAAAATCGTGAATAAGCCATCGTCTGATTTGCAACAACGGATTGATGAGATTGCAGCTAGGGCCTTGCCATATCGTGTCGAGATCACAACAACCAATGGTACAGTATTTAAAAATGGTGCTGGTCGTTCGACTGTTCGACCAGTCTTGAAACAAGGCGATAGAACTGTTAATGCTACATGGCGTTTTGTGATTGACGGTGTCATTAAATACGTGGGTATGACCTACGACATGGTAGCGTCACAGATTACCCAACCGACAGCCCTAACAGTTTCAGCGTGGGTAGATAATAAAGAAGTAGCTTCAGAAGAAGTTACTTTTTTTAATGTCTCAGACGGGAGAAATGGTGCGAAAGGCGACCCCGGACCTAAAGGGGATAAAGGTGATAGAGGTAATGACGGCTTACCCGGAAAAAACGGTGTAGGCTTGAAATCTACCACTATCACTTACGGCATGAGCGACAATGAAACTACAATGCCTACAAGCTGGACTTCCAACCCACCAATTTTAGTTAAAGGTAAATACCTTTGGACTAAGACCCAGTGGATGTATACCGACTTATCTAGTGAGACTGGATATCAGAAAACATACATCCCACAGAACGGTTCTAAAGGTGACGATGGCCTTCCGGGGAAGGATGGTGTGGGGTTGGTCAATACAACAATTGAGTATCTAAAGCACACAAGCGGTCAGATAGTACCGAATGCCAAATACTACTCAAGTTTCAATTGGAATAATTTAACATTATCCCAACATTTAGAGTATGATTTCGTTCAAGACCTGACACTTATCAAGAGTGGAAAACATGTCAAATACACCGACTTAACTGTCGGTGAGATTGTAACTGACAGAACTGGCGAACTGTTTCCAATCAAAGAAATTTTCGGGGCTGGAGGAGATGGCAAAAATCCCGGATACATCAATCTAAAACCATCTATCGGAAAATGGAGCAAAGACATCCCAGTGGTTAACCCCGGTGAATATCTATGGACTAGAACGACATGGTTTTATTCAGACGGAACGAACGAACAAGGTTTTTCCGTTGCGAAAATGGGCGAACAAGGACCACAAGGTGTTAAGGGTGAGGCTGGTGCGAAAGGTGATAGGGGCGAAAAAGGTGATAGAGGTTTGCAAGGCGAGCGTGGTTTAACCGGTCCTGCCGGCCCTCAAGGATTGCAAGGCCCAAAAGGCGACCAAGGTATACCCGGTGCTAAGGGTGCTGATGGTAAAACACAGTACACCCACATAGCCTATGCTGGCACCGTTTCTGGTGGTGGTTTTAGTCAAACAGATACTAACAAGCCCTTCATCGGTATGTACCAAGATTTCAATGCTATTGATAGTCGTAACCCACAAGATTATCGTTGGAGCAAGTGGAGGGGTAGCGATGGACGGGATGGCATTCCGGGTAAAGCTGGGGCGGACGGACGAACACCTTACGTTCATTTTGCTTATGCCGATAGTGCCGATGGTCGAAATGGTTTCAGCTTGACCCAAGATGGTAATAAGCGTTATCTAGGCGTATGCACCAACTTTGATAGAGCTGATAGCACTAACCCAGCTGACTATTCGTGGAATGATATGACTGGTAGTGTTTCAGTCGGCGGTGAGAACTTAATAACGAACTCAGCCTTTCCGGACAACTTGGACGGTTGGGGGTATTGGTTAGCTACGCAACCTAACTCGAATTTATCGATTTCAAGTCACTCATTCTATTACAACGGCTCGAAACCATTGTTTTTGCTGACAACAACAACAACAACGCCTAGCTCAACGCTGAGATTTCCAGTGAAACGAAATACCACTTATTCCCTTAATGTTTCGATTTTGGCAGGCGGTAATCTAAAAGGAATGGATATCTATTTCCTTGGTCGTAAGTCAAACGAAACTAAAGATTTTAGCAAGGTTGTCAACATCAAGCATTTTGACGGTTCGCCATCGACAAGCGGTGTTAAGAAATTTCATTTCACTTTTAACTCCGGCGACTGTGACGAAGGCTTCATCCGTGTCGATAACACCGGCACGACTAACGGCAGTCAGTCATTGCTATTCTTCACCGAATTGGACTGCTACGAGGGTACGACTGACCGAGCATGGCAAGCGTCACCGAAAGACCTAGCTAGTCAGTTAGACGGTAAGGCTGATAGTGCGTTGACGCAAGACCAGATTAATAAACTGAATGAGCTTAACTCAATCGTACAAGCGGAGCTGAAAGCTAAGGCTAGTCTATCGGTGGTCAACCAGTGGGTGAAGGCTTATCAAGATTTTTTGTCAACCAATCAAGAGAACAAGAATAAAACCGAAAAAGCCTTGATTGAAGCTAGTCGGCGGATTGTGAGACTGCAAAATGATTTAGGCGAAACATCTCAGCGTTGGAACTTCCTTGACAATTACATGCGAGCATCCAACGAGGGCTTGACGATTGGTAAAAACGATGGTTCTAACTCGGTTATGGTTTCGGATAAACGTATTTCCATGTTTAGCGCTGGCACTGAAGTAATGTATATCGATAAAGGTGTCATTCACATCGAGAATGGTATCTTTTCTAAATCAATTCAGATTGGATACTATCGAGAAGAACAAGACTTAATTGATCCAAATCGAAATGTAATCAAATGGGTGGGAGGTAATTATTAATGGCTGGAGGAAAAGCAGTCCTACGTGCTTATGAAGCTAGCTCGAATATTGATAGCAATACATCACAAGTGCGTTTACAACTCTATTGGGAAAACGGAGACACTAAGGTGTCTGGTGTTCCTTGGGAAGCGTACATCGACTATGACGGTGAAAAGCGTTTAGCCAACTCTGGCACGCTAACCGTTGAACCCAATCAAACCGCTATGCTGATTGACCAAGAGGTTACCATTGCACACGACGGAGACGGTACTCGTACAGTGTATTATCGTGGAGAATTTAAGAATAAGAGCAATAATAAGGTAACACCTATTAACAATGCAGCTCTTATCTTAACTACCATCTCCCGTGCCAGCTATGGTGCGGATGTGACGGCTGAACTTGCCAAACCAGTGACCATCAATATTACCAAGCGTGAAGCATGGATGCGACATTCTATTTGGGTGCGTGTTGGTGACTGGGAACAAAAAATAGCCGGTGATGATATTGATACTAGCTATACATGGATACCACCCGTTGAGATAGCTAATCAATTCCCAAACTCGACGAGTGGAACGGGAACGATTACTTACATATCATACGCTGACGGAATTGAAAGGGGGAGGGATATCCGAAAAATCACGGTCAGTGTCCCGACCAGTCTATTTAAGCCCGGTTTCACTGGTTTCAATCTATCGGACACAAACCCCGTGACACAAAATCTCATTCCTAGCCCTACGCATTTTGTCAGCACGTTATCTCGTATCAAAGTAAGTTTTGACGGTGCAAGAGGTACGGCAGGGGCTTCCATCACGGGCTACTATGCAGAAATCGTAAGTGGGAACACTTCCGCACAAACGAACGGTGGTATTCTAACTGTTCCGACAACGATTACCGACAAACAAATGACTGTCAGAGCTAAAGTGCAAGACAGTCGGGGCGTGTGGTCTGATTGGCGAGAACAGTCCATAACGGTGCTGGCATATTTTAACCCAACACTAAGTTTTGAAGCTAAACGAACGGGCGAAAAATTAGACACGATCACACTGAAACGCTTCTTAAAAGTGGCAGCGTTATCCGTCAATGGCACGCAAAAGAACACAACTAAGCTGACCTTTAAAACAAGGAAGGTCGGTACGGATACTTACACGTCAGATAGCACGAATGAGTGGCAGAACATTTCTGAGTTAAATGGTTCGGATGTTAATCTTAATGGCAAGTATCCAGCCGATACCTCGTGGGAAGTATTGGGGCGTGTTGAAGATAAATTCTCATACACAGAATTTGTTACCACTGTTTCAACGGACAAGGTGGTGATGAGTTACGAACGTGATGGTGTCGGTATAGGTAAGTACCGTGAAATGGGAGCGTTGGATGTTAACGGCTTGATTTACTCAGACTGCAAACAGATACAGCACCACAAGCTAACCGAACCAAACGGCGCAGCGATCGATAACAAAGTAGCTAACCTAAATGACTATAGAACCACTGGTTTCTATTCGATTTTAGGCAATTACAAAAACCATCCTGCATCGGGCGAGGGCGGTTTTTTGGAAGTCGTTGAAAGTGTTTCTGGATATCATCAAACACTAACGACTGTTTCTGGTCGCATGTTTAAACGAACGGTAACCAATAATTCTAACGGCTCGTGGATTGAGTACACGCCTAAGCCGGAGAAACAAGAGCCGGCGATGGTTAAACGAGAGGTTGATTTAGGATGGGATGTAAAACTTTCCCTAGCCAGAAAAGGCTCGATAGTGACTGCTTCGATAAATAGAAGCGTCTATAAAGTCGGAGTTTATGAAAATGGGAAGATGGAAACAAATTCCATCCCAAATGGTTTTAGACCAGCTATTCCAGTGCATCTCGTAGCTAACAAGAATGTCAGCACCAAACACAGCGATGTTGCTGTTTGGACTTTCTCGCCCAACGGTGAGATTTTTTTAACCAACCAGTCGCAAGAACCGGCGGTATACACCGGCACAGTCACATATCTAACAGAGGATAATTAAGGAAGGAAAAACAATATGTCACTAAAAATTACAAAACAACGCACAATTAATGCAGAATTTAATGTCGAAGAAGAAGGAGCTACAATCCTTGTCAAACAAACATTTATCAGCGTAGATTCCAATGCAGTCTCTACAGTCCAAGAAAATCTTCTTAACGCTGAACTCTACGCTAAACACCGTCAAGAAATGCGTACAGACGAACGTGCTCTACATGACTTGCGTTATAAAGTAGAGGACGAAATCTTGGCGGATACTACACAAGCGTAATGCGTTAAAAAATGGGGGTAAAAAAATAAAAAGAGGTAAAGTACATTGAATATTTCTGATTTGATTGACCACCTTGCCCCTACTATCGGAGTCATAGCAACGGGCTGGTTTGGTATGAAAGCTAGCAAATCAGCCAATTTAAGCAAATCGCAATTCGGAGATTTGAAAGGCGAATTAAACAACATCCATGAGTCAGTTGAAACCATTCAAAAAGTGGGTGAATCAAATGGCCAAAAGATCAATGAATTAAACGACAAACTAGCGGTGCATGATGAAGCTCACCTTGTTACCATGTATCTAAGGTTAGAGCGTGACATCAACAAAGAGTTAGAGCGTGGGTATACCACCGTGCATAATTCGGATGTCATCCATAAAATGCACTCTAGTTACAAGAAACTAGGTGGCAACGGGTACATCGATGCCCTTTATAAGAAATACATTAATTTAGAAGTGAGGAACTAACATGAAAATTAACTGGTCTATTCGTTTTAAAAACCGTACATTCGTAACACGCTTTGCACTCGCATTGGTGTTGCCAGTTTTGGCTTACTTTGGTATCAAGTTTGAAGATATCACAAGCTGGGGGGCATTGTTTGGACTGCTTGGCAAATTCTTGTCTAATCCATATTTGGTGGGATTGACAGTGTTCAATGTCTGGAATATGTTTCCGGACCCAACTACGAAAGGGCTTAGTGATAGCGAACGAGCGCTATCATACACTAAACCTTATGAGGACTAGCTTATGTCTAGACTCATGACCTCTATCAACCAAGTTGAAGGGGGCGACATTCTCAAAAGCGGGGATGTTACCTCAGTCTTTGGTTTTGAAATTCTAGGGGCTGATGCCAAACGCATGGAGCTATCCGGTACTGGTAAGCTCACGCTGTCAAATGATGAAACCGTGGCACTCTATCAAGATGTAACCGTGGAGAACGGGCATTTTACCTTTGCCATGGGGGATGTGGTAGAGCCTGGCACATACTACCTCGAAATTAAACTAAACGGGCATATCTTCCCGTCTAATAATTTCAAGGTGAAAGTCAAGAGTTCACTAAACATTGATAGTGCGATTCCATCAAAGAAAGACCCTAAATTAAAGTTACTAGCGGACGAATTGCGAGATTCTGGGTTAATTACTGGTGGCACTGACACCACAGAAGACCTCGTTAATGTCTACAATCTAGCTAAAATTTGAAAGGAATAACTAAATGAGTAAATTACATGATTTTGCCCAAGCTGTGGGTGCTGATATCAAAGAAATCAAGGCATCGATTGCCAGCAAGGCGACTGGTGTCAGTGAAGAACGTTTGACGCAAGCTATTACGCAAGCCAAAGCTGATATTATCGGCAACGCACCGGAAGAGCTTGATACGCTCAAAGAAATCGCTGATAAAATCACCGCAGCGGGTGGCAACACTGACAGTGGTATCATTACTAAAATGACCGAATTGGGCACTCGCATTGACACCATTGAGCAAGAAGACCTTGTGAGCGTTTATAATACTGCAAAGAACACTCTCTAACAGGGGGTGAATTATGAGCAATTTAAGCAAGGCCATTGAAGCCATTGGTCGCGATATTGGTGAGATTAAAGACAAGCAATCTTCATCATTGTCTGTCAGCCAAGCATATGGTTTATTCCCAACGTACAATAACTTTTTTTTACAGGTTTTAGAACAAAACAAATTTGCGGAAGACCCGCTTGTAACAAAATCTCAATTACCTACAAGTGAAATT